TTCTTGATTGTTTACCACATTCTTTACAGATTTTCATGGATCTGATCGGTCATTATTACCTAATTTAAGTGTTTATTTAAAGAGGTGGCTTTAGTCCCGACTTGAACGGGAATCTTCAGGGTTTACTAACCTGCGTAATTACCTATTATACTACCAATGCCACTATATACCAGTTCACTTCATACCTATTCCCTAATATTAAGGTATCTTTACCCTAATATTATGGTATTAATACCCTAAAGACTTATATATGAGATTATAACAGTATAATTACGGTGTTCGTGAAGACCCACTAGATAATCGGGATGGTGTAATCATCAAGACCTAGTAAAAGAATGAAAGAACGTAGATACGTCATCATTCTTTAATTAAAATAAAAAAATATTTTTAGGTTAATCATTAGATTTAACTATTAAATTTAACCACTTGGACAAGCACTCCAACCACAAAGTTGACAAGTATGACAACCAGTTGAATTAACTACAAATCCACCATCAGTACAGTTTGGACATTCCATAGGCTCAATTCTATTTCCCCTAATTTAAAGATTTGGGAATATATACAAACATTTATATAATACTATATTAAACTTTATATATGACTGGAATATTAGTGCCGTGTGTAAATTGTGACACAGTTACTCCAATGTGCCAACAATGTTCAAACTGTGGAACTACTGATTGTTTTCAGTAATTCCCTGTTTTTTATTTACTAACTTTTTAAATTCTGCATAGACTAGTTGATTAATTTTTTGGGGATCTGATTCCTTTAATGTATAATCCAAAGAGTAATTTAATATTCTCTTACTTTCATCTTTAATTTGTTGTGAATAATTAACATTCCCGTCAATTACTACTGTCATTTTAATCATACGGTCTAAAATTTCTAATACTTGTTTCACAAATTATAGTTATATTATCTCATATATAAATGTCCCGCTAAATCCAAAGACCTAGCGGGAAAATGTGTTAAAGTATGTTTATACTCCAACGCACACGAAGTCTAACTCTGACTCTCATATAGAGTTGTTCTAACATTAATATAAAGAAAGGGGTTAATAATTGTTTTCATATCCGGTTTCATATTCCAGTTCTGAATCTAACATTACTTCTAGTTTTTTTCTAAGACTATTATCAAATTTGTCCATCTTTCGTTTCCCAAAATAGTCACTAAGTATGGATAATATTCGTTTCAAGTCTTTACTGTTTAAATCCACTTCTGACATGAAAATCATCACCTTTTATAGTATTTAAATAAAATCATTTCTTCTTGGTTAATACACAATTTGAAGTAATTGTGCAATTTTTACAATACATTAGTAAATCTTTGAATAAAACATCAGGATAAGCATCATCTTCTCTAATTTGTTCCTCACTGTTATCACTTTCAACACCACACTCAGGGCAAAATCTCATAACCTTTATTAATAAGGGGAATAATATAAATGTAATGGTTGAAAAAAATCCACATGAAAAAGAATGGGAAAGAAATATGAATAAAAACCTCTCAAATAGTGTTAAAAAAGGTGATATGTATGATGAACGATCTCAAGCCTGTAAGAGATTACTAGATAAATATTGTTAAGTTTATATATTCCAGCAATTATATGAATTTATGACTGGCGGGAATGGTTTAGCATGATTACTGATGAACAATTTGTAAACAGAGTATTAGATAGTTTTGATAAAATTAATGCAAAAATAGATGATTTACACCGTGAAACAGGCGATCAAATTAAAATATTATGTGACAAGATAGCAAAAGCCCAAAAATCTATTGATGATCATATACTAGTTTTAACTACTAAAAAGGAAATTGATGAAAATATAACTAGAAATAGAGATAAAAAATTTTATGTTATTATAGCACTTATGGGTATTTTGTTTTCAGTTTATGAAATAACAAAGGATTTAATTTAGTTCTTTATCGGTAATTCCCAAATATTCATCAGCCCATAATATTCGTCTTATTATGATGTGTTCAGTAACATCATCTAATTTAGTTACAATATCATCTTCTTCCTCTTCCCAATCAGTTATTTGGTCTATTGCTTGATGTATATTCTCATGAATTGTGGTACTAATAATATCTGCAATTACCTCATGTCTTGCTAAATGTGTGTATCCGCATTTTGTATATGGAAAGTATATTCCTCGTTCAACACAGCCATTTGGGGGAAACAGTTTAAAAGTATGAACTCCCTCAGTTTCTTCACTATAAAAATCACCATCAGTTTCCATAACAGGTTTAAAATCACTAGATTTATTTTTACTAGGCATGAAATATTTTTATCAAACAAGGATTTAAAGATTACATAGTGTATGATCACATCATACTCATATTAGGTAAGCCTTTATGTTCATGATCATAAAAAAATAAAAGTATGATCATAGTATAAAAAATATAAAGAAAAAGTCTTATAGTTACCTCGTTTGTAGCAAGTTGCCTTATATAAACCTTATGCTTATATTTTCTCTCTTTTTAACAAAAGTATGTGTATGATGTGATCATACACCCTATATTTTATATTTCGCATAAATGCGACTCTCATCTTTGCAAGGAATAAACACTTATATTCAGGGGAATAGACATAGTGTATATATGTTTAATAAGAAATTTAACACCTTAAAGTTAAGAGTTAAATGCAGTGAATGTAATAGTAAAAAATTTAAGAATGTAGGTATTATTGTAACCTGTCAAATATGTCATAATGTTTGGGATGGACTTGCAGATTGGAAAGAAAGAATCAACTATGCCAAGAATATGAATACAGTAACAAGGGATTTGATAAGGGATTGACTTGTAATTATTGTGGTAATACAGTAACTATGTTAATTAAGGTAACTGATGAAAGTAATGATCTTGAATTATGTAATTATCATGCTAAACATATAAGTAATGAAATATTAGAAAAATTCTATACCAAAGTAATGTGGAGTACAGTATAATGGCTCAAACACCAATTCATGTAAAAAATCAGTTGAAACTTTTAAGAAAGATTAGTAGTAGTGTAGCTGAAAATGCACCCGCAGGTATTGTAGATGTTAGAATCAAGGATCTAAGTGCAAATGATTTGCAACGAGCTGTTTATGCGTTATCAAATTCATTTGCAGAATTAGCTTACAAACAAAAAGTTATTGTTGATGTAATTAAACAAACACAGGAATCAGTTAAAACTTTACTATTAAATCATGATCTTAGTAGGGAAGAATTGGAAGAAGAAATTACAAAATTAATTCTTAATGATACTATTGTTCCAAATGTCATTCCAACTATAATTCCAACTATAATTCCAACTGAGAATCATATTGACGAATAACATTTCGTAGTTCTGTCTGTTTTGGCTTGTATGGTATTTCAATTCCTTTTCTAGCAATATAGTATATTCCTCTTGGATTCGGTTGCCCAAAATAATTTGAAATTGCATCATTGTAATCACATTCAAATTGATCAACTACCATTCCATCATATATGGTGTAAACTATTCCAATCGCCATAAAGTTATATACAAGGGCTTGTATTAATAACTTGTGGATATAGAAAAGTTAAAGGGTGTCGGTGGTAAAACAGCACAGAAATTTAGAGATGCAGGTATTACAGAGGTAGAACAATTATTTGTAATTCCCACACCCAAAATAGCCGATATGTTGGGTATTGACAATGACAGTGCTAGGGAATTATTTAGAAAAGCAACACAATTAAAATTTAAAGATATTAACAGATTTCAATCGGGAATAGAAGCAGATATTGAAGATGATAATATAGAAAGAATTAGTACAGGTACAAGGGCATTGGACAAGTTATTTGAGGGTGGATTAGAATGTGGTGCAACAACTGAAATCTATGGTGAGTTTGGTTGTGGTAAGACTCAATTTTGTCATACTATGGCAGTAAGGGTACAATTACCAAAAGACAAAGGTGGATTAGAAGGAAAGGCATTATTCTTGGATAGTGAGGGTACATTTGAGCCAAAAAGAATTAGGTCTATTGCAGAATCATTAAAGTTAGATCCAAATAAAATACTAGAAAATATAATCAAAGTCACCGTGTATAATTCAGCAGATCAATATTTCATACTACAAGAAATTGAAAAAATGTTGGTAAATGATACAACAATAAAATTACTTGTTATTGATAGTGCTATTGGATTATTTAGACAGGATTATTCCGGTAGAGCTCAATTAAGTGAACGACAAAAGTATCTTGATGAGTTTCTAACTATGGCAAGTAACATGGCTAATTTTCATAATATTGCTATTATTTGGACTAATCAAGTTATGATTAATCCCGGAATTTTTTATGGTGATCCTGTCACAGCAGTTGGGGGAACAGTTCTTGCACACAAGTCAACATACAGAATATATTTTAAAAAATCAGGTGCTTTTAGAATTGCAAAGATGGTAGATTCACCAAAACACGGTCAAACAGAAGTTACATTTGGATTATCATTATCGGGAGTGGTTGATAAAGAAGTTGCAGAAGAAGAAGAAAAAGCAAGAAAGAAAGCCAAAGCAGATGCAAAGAAATCTGAAAAGAAAGAAGAAGACGTGGAAGAAGAAGATGAATGAGTATAATATAGACTCTGCTAAAGGTCGTAGAATATGGCGTAAGATTTTTGTATATATGGGTAAGAAATACGAAAACTAAGGTTTATATAAGGGGTTTATAAGTATATTGGTATGAATAAATGTGAAGAGTGTAACATTAACTTAGTAAAGACTCCGTACTTGTATGACGGTAAACCACTATTTGAATGTCCCCGCTGTGAAGAAGAATATATGTAAACTAATTTATATATTGTTAATAAAAACTTTATATACAATAGAACAAACCTATTTATATGGGGTTTCTAAGCAAGTTTAGGGATAATATAGACATAAGAAACTACAAAATGGTAGAAAAAAACGAGTTTGAACGTGTTACACAAGACCATTATGAAATATTAAAACAAGTTAATGATTCCTATGTCCATACTAATAGTAGATCAAGTATTCCTTATCCATTTATGGACACACCTGACGGTGCTAAAATTCCAATGTGGAGAGTTGCTCCAAATAGATTATTTGAACTTGCTGATTATGTAGGTGATTTAAGAGCAGTTATTGAAACTATCCAAAGGGAAATGTTTAGAAATGGACTAGAAGTAGTCCCAAAATATGAACACAAGTGTTTGGTTTGTCTTAAAGAGTATAAACAAAGACCACTTGCAGAGTTTGTTCCTCTAAGTGAATTAGATAACAAACATGATGCCAAATTAAAATGTACTAGTTGTGGAAATAAAAATCCTAGAAAATGGACAAAACCTGATCCACAAAATAGACAGATATTACAATCATTGTTAGATAATCCAGTTAATAATAACAGACAATCATTAAAACTTGTTGCTCGACAAGCTGAACGTGACTTGGATATTATAGATGGTTGTTATATTCTAGTATCAAGAAATTGGGGAATTAAAAAATTAGATACACCTGATCCTCTAACTGGTGCAGAATTAGAAGCAAATACAAGTATTAAAGTTTCTGAAATTGATGAAATTGTAAGAATACACCCTGTTCAATGTAGTATTATAGCCAGTGATGATAGTGTTTTGGGAGTTGGTAGTGATAAGAAACCAAGATATATATGTCCAAATTATGAACATAGAGAAACTACATTTAGTGAGCCAGTATGTCCTATCTGTAAATGTAAAGCTTTTAACGCATTTCTTAGTACAAACGCTGTTCCTTATGGAACTGCCTTGGGTACTCCAAAGAAAATGTTTTATTCTCAATCTGAAATAATTTGGGTTCCCGGTAAATTTTATCCTGATTTACTTTATGGAAACTCACCAATTCAATCAGTTTGGAAGAAAGTAATGTCATTGATGTATCAGGATGAATATATGTGGAAATACTTTGATAAAGATAGACCACCAAAATCATTACTTGCAATAGGAAGTAGAAATGGGGAATCAGCACAGGCTTTCATGGAAAGACAAAAACAAGGTGCTAGGGTAGATCCATACATGCCAAGACCAATTCTGTTAAATACTGAAAATGTGGGACAATCATTACAATACATAGACCTTACACCAAACTTTAAGGAACTTGAATTAAACGACTTGAGAAGAGAATTAAGACAGATTATTTCAACTGTTTATGGTGTTCAACCCCTGTTCTATGGTGAACAAGCCAAAGCAGGGCTTGGTAATGAAGCTTTGCAAGTTACTTTAACTAATAGAACTATAAAATGGTTCCAAAGATTCTTGAATGAAAATTTCTTTGACAGAATGTCTGAAATAATGGAAATTTATGATTGGAAGATTGAACTTGTAACAAGTGAAGAAATTGATGAACTACGAGATGAACAGGTGCGTGGTCAAAAGATTGATAACGCTGTTAAAATGTTTGGAATGGGATTCGACATTAGTCTTGATGGTGAAGATAATATACAAATTAGTCAATTCCCAAATCCTGAAAGACAACAGGCTATGATGGGTGGTGGTGCAGAGGGTGGAACTGGGGGAAACCCACAAGATCCAAAAAAGAGTAAATCATCAGCACCTAAAAAAGAAGGAGAAGCACAAAAGTTTGATGGTGAGCCAAAATTAGCAAGACCTAGTGATGAAGGTGGAACTGGTGGTGGATCACCTGCAAGTGGATCTGGAACATCATTAAGCAATAAATCTAATAAGAAAACTTAGTTTTAAACAACAAACATAAATAGTATTTCAGCATACTTTTCTTTATACCCAATCTGGAAAACAGATCGACATATCAGTATAAAAACTGATGTGCGATTCGGGTACACATATATACTAGTTAATTAACAAATATATAATGCAAGAAGATACTGCACTAATTGAACAGGTAAGACATTTTATGGTAAATCAACCTAGTGCTACTACCATTGATATTGTAACTCATTTTAAATTAATTAATGTTCCTGAAAGGAAAATATTATATATTTTGAGGGAAATATTTGGATAAAGAAAAATATAGCCTTGATATTATGGGAAGAAAATTATGTAGTCCTATAATGCCATGTGGTGTATGTAGGATTTTTAATAAATCATTCGATTCATATCCTAAAGGTTATTTTAGAACAGATGGTGAGGTAGTTAGTATATAATGAGAGATTCTACTAAAAGATTTAGTTGGGTAGAAGATGGATTGGATGCCAAAGCCCGTATTCAAATTAGAGATTTAAAAGAACGTGCAGGTAAGGAAAACAAACATACATTAAATTTGCGGGAAATGGTACAGAGTGATGATCATACAAAAATAAATAATTACAGTGAAGGATACTGCTATGGTTGTAGTAAGGATGATAAGATACTTTCCACTCTTATATATATGTGTGGCAGTTGTATGGAAAAACGAGGAACAGAAGGATTAATGTGTCTTATTATAAAAAAGCATAATTGGGAATTATGTGACAAATGTGAACAATGGCAATTTAATGATATTTGGCAAATAAATGCTTCATTCTGTGATACTTGTATGAGAAGAATAAAACTATTACACAAGGCTTACAAGAAAGCAGGTGGAAGAAAGAAACTAGCACCTGATGAGATAAAGAAAAGACAAATTTATGGTAAGGATTTCAATCAGATTTTAGGAACTGGTATCACTAAGAATAGTAGAAGATAATTTTTTCTCTATTTCATTTATTTGATATTCCAATTCTTCAACCCTTGCTATCTGTTCAAAATTAGGGGTATTATCTATTTCTTCTTCCCAATGAAATTTTAATTTTTGTGGGAAATAATCAAGTATGAAATGAATACAATTTCTACCAAAATCAAAATACCATGTACCTAATATGTACATTTTCTTACTTGGAAGTTCACTACCATAATAAATACACTGTTTTGCATACAATGGTTTCTTCCAAGGGATTATTGAATTTTTAACTTCTACCCGTCTTGTTTTTGGGTTATAAATAATACCACTTCTTGTAACTTTAAATGAAGGTTTTTTAAATTTAACTAAATTTGT